TTTACACTTAGGTGTACACTTAGTGTAAACTAGTGTACACCCTCCTTCTTAGCTTTTCGCACCCAATGTGAGACTCTGTTGTAGTCTAAATTCAGTTCTTTTGCTATGTCGCAAGTCCTCCTGTTTTCCGCTACCATATTCTCTATTTGTCTAACTATTTTTATAGATAAGCCTTGGAGTCTCCTCTCTTTGGTCAGCTTTAGAATTTCACATATATGATAGTATTTTACACCAGTCTTATACATAATTTCTTTATATGATACACCTTTCTTATATAATTCTAGTACCTGATCCGCAGACTTCAAGTGAGAGCAAGTATTCTTGGCTCTCTCGTTGGTCAACAGATACTCCTTGTATATATAATTATTGACTAGGTTTTTACTAATATTCATTATAGTAGCTATATTCTTATTCATTACTTTAAGTTTATATAGCCTAACTATCTCGTCTTTCTGTTCCTGAGTCAGTGATGTCATACCGCCATTCCGTTCAAATACTCTCTGCATTCCAATACCTTAGCCTTTGCCGTCTCAATTACCTGGGGGTCATAATCGATGTCAAACTCCTTGATACGGTACTTGTCTTCCACATGGGAGTAGCTTACAGGCTCCTCGTAAGTCAAGAACTCTGGGGTGTCCTGAAGGGTGTAAACTAACTTAGCCTTTTTTAAGCCTGTCAGGTGCATATAAACCTGGAGTTGATAGTAGTACCCCATGTCAGGGGAATCGTCAAACAGAGGGAAAGTAAAGCAGTCCCACGAGGTTTTAAAGTCATAGACTATACCCTCGTGAAAACAATCGGGAGTACCTGTGAAGAAATCATCTTCGAAGTGGTCAAGGTTCTTAATCATGAAGTCCTTGTTCGTAGCTACCGAGTAAAACTCGATAGCCGTATCTTCTAGTGCCAATCCCTTCTGGATGTACTTGCTCTTAATCTGCTTCTTTACTCCGTAAATCTGCTCTTTGTACCAATCCTCTAGGTAACTCTTAGTTGTCTGAGACAATGATTCTGTTTTACTCCGTGCGTTAGTCATTAATTGACCAAGGGCACTTGCTCTGCATTTAAAGTTCATGATAATAGAAGTTTTTCGTTTTGTGCTGTAAGAATATAAACTGACTTAATTTGCTCTAAGGTCACCTTGCCATTGGCTAGAGAATCCTTTGCACCGTTCCACTTCACATGAGATGGAGTTAACTCCTCTTTTTTACCACCATGATCGTTGGTAGAATCAGGGTCTTTTGTATCGTCAATTAAAAAGAGACCATTCAGTGCATACTTTCGAGCGTAACTCGATGAGCTTCCGTACGACTGAGCGACATCCATACCCTTGCGGTTGATGTCAATCCCTGCCTGGGCAGTAACTGCTCTACCTTCCGTTCTACCTTCTTTATCTACCTGAATCGCTGCGGTAGCTTCTATGAAGACAAGACCGCCTACTTCTTTCACCTCATCTTCAATAGTCAAGGTACATTCATACTTCAATAGCAAAGGCTTTACCGCTTCAAGGATATCCTCTACGGATCGGTACTTATACTTGCCAAAGGCATTGAATTGGTTCTTTGGAGCTTTCAGCTCGGATTGAATTAGAATTAGTTCTTTCATGATTTTCGTGTTTTAATGATGTACAATTCTCCTATTAACTGGTCTAGTGTTTTTACTAAGTCTTCCATTATTTTAAGTGTTTATACTTGTCTAGTGTTTTCATCTCTGCGTATCGGAAACTAATCTCATCCCAATACAGCTCGAAGGTTTTAAGAATCTCTATTTTTATACTAGGGGGTACTTCCCCGAAGTTCTCTAGTATCCATTGCTCAATTTTTTCCTCTACCATTGTTAATCCAGTTAGTTGATACAAATAGAACCCATTGATTGCCTAATCTCTTAGGCGGATACACCCATTCCTCAGGCCATACACCTGAGCGGATAATTTGGTGAACTCTAGTAGATTTTTCGGTAAAGCCCCGTAGTACACCGTACTCGGTGGCGGTCATCATTTCGTAAAGCATAGTCGTACATTGGCTTCTAGTTGTTCAACAATAAAAGGGTCTAGGATTGCACAGATAACCCGATAGTGGTCAGTAAACCGCTCGTTGAGGTCATCGTACAATTCAAGAGTAAGGGACTTACCATTACCGAAGTAAAGGTCAAGGACAATTCCTTCGTTGGTGAAGGATTCGAGTTCCAGGCTAAAGCCTGATTGGTCAAGGATAAAGTGGTGATCTTTTAACATGATTGTGATTGTTTAGTGTGATGCTAAGGTACAAGAGTCTGCACAACAAATGCAAGAGAATTGTCAAAATTATTTTTGTTTTACACTAAGGGTAATTTTCTGGGCTGAATGGTTTTGTTTTACACTATGGGTTTTGTTTTCCACTACCACCCCAGGAGATTTTGTTTTCCACTAGGTGGTTGAACTGGTTTTGTTTTCCACTAGGCCTATTTTTCCGCCATGTTTTACACTATGGGGTCACCCGCCATGTTTTACACTATGGGGTAGGGTCGGCCGTGCCCATTCGTACCCGTTCGGGGGTCGGCATGGCATGGCAACCTAGCTACCTACAAAGGCAAAGGAGGGCATTTTTAGGGTCTTGGTTGAACGATATATTTTTTTTGGTGTCCTTACATAGCTAATATTTTGAAGGTCTTAAACGGGCTTAAAATAGGCTAAAATTAAGGCTGTATTTTCTGCAAATTGTAGGCCATGCAATCTAGCCCGTACTCAATTGAATAACCTATTTTAAATAAGTCTCTTTCAAGCTGTAGTATGTTAGCGTACGTTTGTTCCTTTGCAATGTATTCAAACAGCAAAGCCCGTAGATCTACGGGCCAAGTTTCAGGATATTCGAAAAGGTCAAGCATTTTCAACAAGTAGTTTTTTTACTAATTTTTTAAGGTCTTTTACCGTGTTGGCCTCAAAATACTCATTGAAGAAAAAGCACGAATATTTCCCGTTGCAATCGATATCGATATACAATTCATACCAAATTGAGTCAAAAATTACTAGGTAGTGCAAGGGCATTACTTTTTTAAATATAGTTTTCATGTTTTTAGCGTGTTTTTAGTGAATTAATAAGCCTATTTTGTGGTTTTTAGTTACCCATTTGGTAGCTACGATATCCAAGTATGAAGAATCCGTATAGCCTTGGTCTTGCATTTCTTCGCTTGAATAGAAAATTTTAGAATGCCTTTCTGTATCCGTGTTAATCAATTCGTCCTTTGTTGATCCAAGGGAAAAAATTAGGTCAAAATTTTCAGGCAATTCTATTCCCCTAATAAACGAATGGCTTTTTGTATAGGCATAAAAACGGACGGACGGATTAAGCCTAGCTATTTCTAGCCATTTTGCAAAGTATGCAGGACTATAAAAGTCCCCGCTATCGTGAATTCTAACATAGGTCTGTTTATCCTTTTTAACCTTTGCTAATTCGTCCGTAATTGTTTGAACAAAATTTTCTTCTTTGCTAGCCTCGTAACGCTTGGTTAAAGCCCTTTCTACATTGCCAAAACGATACATTCCCCTTTTTGCGTAGCAAAGTTTCAAACAAGATCCCGCAAAGGGACACGTTATTTTCCCGCTTTTTTTGTCGTTACCTGCAGGGATTGAAAAATTGAAAATTCTAACATTGAATTCTTTTGCTGTTTTCTGTAGCTTGGTGTTACCGTTACCTAATAAATTTTGAGTTTTCATTTTGTGTCGTGTTTTGTGTTGGATTGATTAAAGTAGTTTTAAGCCTAACATATAGCCCAAAATAAAAATTGGGATTAAGGCTATGATATAATAAATAACTAGCCAGATTTTTTTTAGTGCTTTTTTCATACTGTTTTTTGTTTTGGAGTTAGTGAATAAGTCAAGGCGAAAATCAATAAAGTTCCGCTGGCAATGATTAATAAGTCTAGCATTTTGTATGGGGTTTTGGTTAAACATTAAGTAAAGATATTACAAGCCTTTGTAACTTCAAAGCCTTAAGGGATATTTTTTTTAATATTTATTTATTTATTTTTTTAAACTACCTTTGGTTTGGTTAACCAATTTAAACCGATATTTTTTACAACTTATTGTAAAGCATGGAAAAGAAACAAAGGGGAGGACCACGACCAAACTCAGGTAGGCCGCCAAAGATTCAAGAAATTAAGTTGATTGAGCAAATGGATTCCCTTTGTATCCCCGATAAAATTTGGGAGGCCTTACTTTACAAATGTGAACAAGGGGACACGGCCGCCATAAAACTTTGGCTTTCCTATCGCTTTGGCTTACCCAAACAGCAAATAGATGTAACGAGTAACGGGGAAAAGATAGCCCCGCCGATCCAATGGATTGGGAAAAATATAGCTATCGAATCCGCTAAGGTTATCCAGGACTCGGACTCGGATATCCAGGACTCGGACTACCTGGCATTGGATCACCTGGATAATGATATATAACTACTTGAATACCAAGCTTATATACGCATACCCGCATAGGCGAATAAGCGAGGGGTAGGGTATGTTCGTGAGTGTACGGGAATCGATTGGAAAATGGAATTCCCCAATTAACTAATTTACCCATGGGGGGGTATGTTTCTGAGTGTACGAGAATGAAACGGAAAATGGAAATCCCGAATTAATTAATTTAGCTATGATTCAACTTTTAGACGATTACAAGCCATTATTCTACGAGCAGCCTGACACGAGGTACTATTTGATTACTGGTGGTAGAGGAAGTGGTAAATCGTGGACTTTGGCTTTGTTTCTGCTGAACTTGACCTATGAGAAGGGTCATGTGATTCTTTTCACTAGATACACCTTGGTATCTGCGTTTATTTCGATTATTCCAGAGTTCTTGGATAAGATTGAGATTATGGGAAAGATGAATGACTTTGATGTGACTCAGAGTGAGATTATCAATAAGCTAACGGGGTCGAAGATTCTGTTCAGGGGTATTAAGACTAGTAGTGGAGTAAACACGGCAAATCTGAAGTCGATTGCTGGGTTATCGACATGGGTAGTGGATGAGGCTGAGGAATTGACAGACCCTGAGATATTTGATAAGGTAGACTTGAGTATCAGGGCGAAGGATAACTATAACAGGGTTATCTTGGTAATGAACCCATCGTACAAGAGTCATTGGATATATAAGGACTTTGTAAAGAATAAGAGAAAGGATACTACTTACATCCACACGACTTACTTGGATAATAAGATAAATCTGAGTGAGTCGTTTGTGCAGGCAGCGGAGAAGACCAAGCGAGAGAATAGGGCGAGATATGACCACTTGTTCATGGGCACTTGGTTGGATGATGCTGAAGGGATGTTGTGGAACAGGGCGATTATTGGCAAGGCGAGGGTTGATGAAGCTCCGAACTTGAAGAGGATTGTTGTTGCACTTGATCCTGCGGTGACTGCGAACATGAATAGTGATGAGACAGGTATCATCGTGGTTGGTAAGTGTAAGGAAGGGTTTGGGTATGTGTTGGAGGATTTGAGTGGGAAGTATTCTCCGAACCATTGGGCGAAGATTGCAAACGATGCAGCGTTTCGGTGGAATGCAGATTGTATTGTGGCAGAGAAGAACCAGGGGGGTGACATGGTAGAGGCTGTGTTGAAGGCTCAGGGGACAACCACGAGGATTAAGCTAGTATCGGCTACCAAGGGTAAGTATGTGAGAGCGGAGCCTGTGTATTCGTTGTATGAGAAGGGGCAGGTATACCATGTAGGTTCGTTCCCGCTCTTGGAGAGTCAGATGGTGACATTCGACCCTGATAAGGGGAAGTCTCCTGATAGAGTGGATGCGTTAGTATGGGGATTGACTGAGTTGATGGTCAAGAACCGAAGTAATGGGTTCGTGCTGATAAAAGGAAAATTATTTAGGTAAAATTAGTACTTTTACAAAAAAGTGAGATATAGATGAATCTACTGAAAGCGTTTAGAACTAAGGATGCAGGTTTACCTGTGGCTTTGCAATGGCAGTATATTAAGGGAGTATGGATGCCTTATGATGCAAAGGATGGTATTTACATTGATAAAGCGTATAAGGCTATCCCTGTTGTTCAGTCAGTAGTTTCTAAGATAGTAGAGAAGAGTGCGGATGCTGCTCCGATGTTGTATAAGATTAAGGACAAGCGGTTTGCAGAGAAGTATTACGCTAAGAGAAAGTATTTGAAGAGTAAGGAGAATGCTACCGAGTTGGCGAAGTTGAGGGTGAAGGCATTCGAGTCGGTAGAGAATCATCCGTTCTTGCAGTTGATGGATATGCCCAACCCGACTAGTACGGGAAGACAGTTGAGAGAAGAAGTTGCAGGATATCTGTTGATTACGGGGAATGCGATTGTTTACGCTAGTGTACCTGGTGCAGGAGTGAGAGCTAAGCAGCCGATTGAGTTGTGGAGTGTACCGAGTCCGACTGTGAAGCCTGTGATGTCAGGAGAAAGAACTCAGCCGTTGGCAGGGTATGCGATTACATATAACTTTGAGAATATTATCCCCAACGAACAGATAGCTCACTTCAAGTACTTCAACCCTGTGTCTGAGTGGCAAGGGTATGAGAGTACATTCTGGGGGTTGAGTCCGTTGAGGTCTAGTGTTAGTATTATCTCTCAGAAGAGATATGCTGATGTGGCTCAGGGGTCATTGTTTGCCAATATGGGGCCGAGTGGTATTGTGAGTGGTAATGCAAGACACAGCGATCAGAGTGAGTTGACTGCTGAGCAGGCGGTTGCGATTAATGATTCGTTTAGACAGAATCACATGGGTGCCCACAACGCAGGAGACATTGTTGTGACTCCGAGTGACCTGAAGTGGGTGCAGATAGGCTTGAGTCCTGTGGACATGGGTATCTTGGACTTCAACGCTGACTTGGAGCGACAGATAGCTAACATCTACGGATATCCGTCTCAGTTGTTGACTCCGCAGGGAACATTGGCGAATAGTGAGACAGGTGATACGAGAGTTATCACCAACTGCGTATTGCCGTTGTTGAGAAAGATGGATGATGTTTGGACTAAGATGGTTCGTCAGTGGTATGGAGATAACAGCTTGGTAGTAATGTCTGACACCGATGTTTATCCTGAATTGGAAGGTGATAAGAAGGAGTTGGTTCATTGGATGCGTCAGGCGATGGTATTCAGCCAGGATGAGATTAGAGAAGCACTAGGATACGGAACAATTGTAGATGAGACTCAGGTGTTGGTTCCTACCAACTACATGCCGTTGGCTGACATGAGAAGTGGGGACTTGGAGGTTGATACTGTGCCGAGTGGTAGAAATGTACCGAGAGAAGACGAAGACATCGAAGACGATGATACAGACCAAGATTTTGACTAAGAACTTTGTAGCCGTTGATGGGATAATAACTGTCAAGGCTCAGAGGTTGGGTGAGGAGTATACCTGCTGGTGCAAGGCCGAGGATTATACATTTGAATTCAAGGAAGGAATGAGTACCAAGGATATTATAGAGCAGACTATAAAGCTGCTTTCTGTAATGCCATAACTAAATATAAACACGATGATATCAGAAGAAGAATTCTTAAAGGCAGAGATTGAGACTCTGAACCTGACGATGAACAATGAATTGTTTGTAGGCTTGGCT